AGAGTCTATTGGCCACTATTCGACTTGCTGACCCTGATTATACGGGAATATGTGAGCATTAAAAGCATGGTATAATACAGGCGCATAATAAATTTCATGGAAATAAATGATATATGAGGTGGGTTGAAATTTAATGGATGGTTACCTTACAACCTTTAGCCTAGGCTATGAATTGGACGACCCCCTTCATATATTATTTAACAGGCTATGATGGGGCGTATCACTCGACCATAGCGACAGGCAGAGGAATTTTACTATTTAGTTTAGTTCGGATGTCGCTGATACAGACACAAATAAATGATATATGAGGTAGCTCTACGATTTTCGCGACTAGAACAATGCGGCAAATGCTGAGCATAAGAATAACCGTGAATCTAGTCAATTCGCGTTTAGCAACCTAGAGCCTTCTCATATATTATTTAAAGTATTTAGTTTAGTTCGGATGCTGCTGATACAGACACAAACACAAATTGAGAGACATGATAATATTAATAATAGCCATAATTTTCGTAATCGCATTTCTGCGAGGCGTTCACTTGAATAACAAAGACGGTGACAAATAATGACAACAGTAACATCTATGACTGAGTTAATGGTTGGATCAACGGTATCTCCAATGGTTGAATCTGTTCGACAGGTCAGAATAAATCTAGATAGTGTTACAGCTAGTCATTTTGTTATCAACACAGAAATCACGCCATCTGGCAATATGATATTCGATTTTCAATTTGTAATACCACCAACAGCAGCGATTAAGACAATTTCATCTGGTGGCACTCATGAAACTGATGAAATTGTAATTGATGTGACTGCGGCGGGTATATTGCAATTATACGCATATGTCGGCGGCGCTCTACAGACTGGTATCGCCAGCCTAGCAGCGGTGGACGATGGAAAATTATACACGGGCCAATTTACATACACAGGCACAACAGCTGAATTATTAATAGGCTCCGCATCACAAGGCTCTGAAACATGGGCGTTAGACGGCAATCAAGGATTTAAGCGGTTTGGTATTAGAGCGGATGCCAGCAATGAATTCGACGGGCAAATATTTAACACTAAAATAAATGATATTGCAGCATCGTCTACAACTACATTTAAATTAGATAGATTGACGTCTAATACTGAGGCATCACTTGAGGGTGGTAACTCAGTAACTTACACAAATATAGCAACTGATGGCGATATAAGGCAGACATACTCACTAATTGACGGCGATACTATGTGGATTGGCAGCTATCAATTTAGCCCAAATACGCTAGATTTAGATAACTGGGATGTAAGCGGGACTAGGCAAGCAACAAAATCATTAGTAGGTGATGAGGTCTTATTAACTGCACTAGACGGCTCAAATGATAGAGGCGAGATGATTATCAATGATTTAATTATAGGCATGATTTATAGGACGTTAGTAGAAGCGAGGCGAGGCGCTCAAGGCACAAGTCAGGCCATGCTTTCATGGACGTTTATAACCATCCCTACAGTAACAATTGATACAACTATTTCAACCCCTTATTCGATAGATACGGCATCTATAGCGGTAGGCGGTATTATGCGGGTAGCTTGTGCGGTGGCGGGTAGTACGGGTGATGAGTGCTATGTCAAGCGGACTTCAGTAAAACACTTAGTTGAGATTTCGTAATGAGTAATTATACTATATATCATAAAAATTTCGTACCACCAAAAATGGCAGAAAAGTACCCTACTCCAGCGATTTATCAAAAAGTTTATAACTTGTATTGTGAAACATATGAATCTATAACTGGAAATCAGCCATCGGAATTAGTTAATATCTCATCGCAGGGGCTGCAAGAAAATGACGTTGACCCATTATATATTGATGATAACAGGCTTAAAAAAGCTGACTTAGATTTAATGATTGATGGATTGATGCAAGGCGCGCCACGCGGACGAGAGATTCGATTATCTAAAGCACAAGGCAAGCATTTACAAACGACTAAATTTAAAAAATAGAGGGTCTACGCATGGAATTATTAACAACTATAGTCAATGATTGTCCACGAGGTGTACATCTAGTCACTGTGGAAATGTCGGCTGGAACTGCTGTACTAGAGTTTAAAACTGACGAAACAAACTCTACCTATATGACAATCGACGAAATTACATCTAATATTGAGGGTCGTTACAAGATAACATTTCCAGACAGCTTAATGAGAGCTACATTGACCGGCGACGCTAAAATGTTCATAGATTTCAACGTGAGCGGATAAAATGAAAAAGAATATTGCAAGTCAAAGTGTTGGCGCTCAAATGACAACGGCAAGTGATGGGACGGATTTTACTGGGACCGTCACAGTCGTAATTACAATAGATAACGGCACTCAATCAAGTAGCGGCGGCACAGCTCCAGCTCATAAGGGTAATGGTTATCATAGTTATACACCGACTCAAGCGGAAACTAACGGAGACTACGTTTCATTTACGTTTACCGGCTCGGGTGCAATAACTAGAACAGTGTCTAACTATGCAACAACTGCAATAGTTGATGATGTCTGGGATAGAGTGTTGACAGGCGCTACTCATAATATAAATACCTCTGCAGGAAAAAGATTAAGACAAGTTTCAGCAATTATATTCAGTGATGGGACAGCTCAAGCGGGTGGCGGGGCTAATTCCATAATATTAGAAGCAGGCGCAATCACTTCTGATGATGAGTTTAACCGTGCTAAGATTATTATTACAGGCGGTCTAGGCGAAGGACAAGAGGCTATAATTACAGACTCTGTTGCTTCAACAGACACGGTAACAGTAACCCCCTCATGGCCTATATCAAATCCTGACGCAACAACTGAGTATCAGATTATACCCGCTCAGGTACATGCTACTGTCAGGAATGGTGGGTACGATAACGGTTTTGTATACATAGATATTCCTAATGGAAGTGCAGGAACTGAAAAAGGTGTGAATGGAACATCTACCAACAAATCTTCAGTGCTTGCAGACGCTCGGACTGTTGCGGATAATGAAAATATTCGTAAATTTATGATATCTGGTGGAGGTAATTTCTCGTTAGACCAAGCTTATACGGATTGGATATTTGACCAAACAAACGCAGCTTTAATAGACTTCAACAGTAAAGATGTTGGTGGCTCTGTATTCTTTAGAGCTGGTATTACTGGTATAGCATTGAACGGAACAGATAGAGTTTCATTTAGATTGTGTGGGATAATTAACTGTACATTAGGAACCGCCACCGCAACAAGTAGCACGTTGAGCGGAACAATTACATTAAGCGCTGAGGATAGATACCTATTTCTTGACTGTGCGGAAGGCTCAACAACTCCACCAATTATAGACGTTGCTGGCGATGGTATAACCGAAACATTGGTTACGATAGGTAATTACAGTGGTCGTATAGAGATACAAAACATGACTGCTGTTGATGAAGTATATGTAAGTGGAGGTGTTCATCTTACTTTAAACGCTAACTGTTCGGGTGGTACTTTGGTTAGGGCTGGGGATATAAAAATAACCGATAACTCAGGCAACGTAACTATAACAAATGGCATGGTAGCAGATACGTTAGTTGATACAGGTACGACATTGCCCGCACAAATTACAGCATTGAATGATATTAGTGTAAGCGATGTATTGACAACTCAAATGACAGAGGCTTATGCAGCTAATGGAATTGCGCCAACAATGGCTCAATCACTATTTGCAATTCATCAATTATTAATGGAGTTTTCAATCTCAGGTACGACTTACACTGTCAAAAAGCTTGATAGTGCTACAACTGCGTTTGTTGTGACATTAGATGATGCGACTAATCCTACGGGCAACACTCGATGAGTATAAGGCTGGTAACTACGCGAGGATACGGCAATGGAACCTTTAACGGTACGATATCCAGCGTAGTGACAAGAGGTTATACAATCGGCTTAGTGTTAAGGCTCGGATATATATTTACCCAGGCAGAAATAGGTTACAACAAAGTGATAAGTAGCGATGTTCGATATGTTAGAAATTTAGAGGCGGTTATAAAATGAGCAATAGTTTATCACCAGATAATTCGGTATTTTTGCAAACGGTTGTAAATAATCCGGTTGACGGTACTTTTATAAATGACGCTACAGTAAAAGTAAATATTTATGATAGCGATGATGTGCTGGTTGCTGGAGTATGGCCGCAAACGCTTGTTTATGTTGCTGCGAGTGATGGGACGTACAGAATAACTCTTGACCCTATTTCGGGTTTAGTCGTTGGTGATTTATACCGAGTGCAATTTTTCTCAACAAACCCATCATTACTACTCGCTGACTGTGATATTAACGTTAGAGCGACGGATAGAATTTGCTCGGAAGATAATGAAGTATTCACATCGCCAACCAATTACGAAAGCCGTATAACAGTCAATGAGGCGGGTATTGCTGCAAATGTAATTAGTATTGCGACTAATGTAACTGATATTGCAAATTTAGACAGTATCAAAGCAACTCAAGAAGACACGGTTGCTTTGATGGCAGCTCATACTAAAAAAACGTATGTTGCTGGTGATATTATCGAAGTGGACGCATATACAAGCGGCAACGGAGGCGCGGGAAAATGGAAAGCGGTTTTGACATCCGGAGTAACGCCAAATACCTATAATATTGTTATAGGGACCGGTATCGCGGCCAATATTTTAATCAGCTTTGTATTACAAGACCCTGACACTTATATAAACATGTCATCCTGGTCAGTTAGTCCGTCTACTGTAGATGTCGGATTAATTGCGACTTCTGCACAAACTCAGTTCCCTATGAAAAAACAGGTTTATCCCATAGCTCTAGAGGCAACTCCTTTAGTGATTAAAACACAAGTGGACTTTGATAGTTCAGGTGTTAATACATTTAATCAAGGCCCTCAAATTGAAGGCGCTGGCATGGGTTTAACTGTATTTGATAATCAAGTTTCAAGCGCTCCTATGTTTGATTTGGGGGCGGGCGGTGTAGCTGGAACCAATTTTTTGATGGCTGCAAAATTGAAGGGGTTCAAGATTATTTCAACGACCGGCTCATCACAAATCGGTGTTAAATTTTTGACGAGTTATATGGTTAAATTAGAGCAATTTCACATTGACGGTTTAGCGGGTAATGGATTAGAAATACCCACAGTTTCAGGCGACGGCGACGGCTCAAACATGCTGGAACTTGATCAAGTTAGAATTGAAAATTGTACCGGATGGGGCATTAAAGCAGATGGAAATCCTAACCGTAATGAGTTTTCATTTCTGCATATGAATCAAGTATTTATACAGGCTTGTGGAACTAATGAAGGGGTAGACGTTACAGGTGTTAGTAAAGCTAACCCAGCTGTAGTGACAGCGGTGGGGCATGGTCGAATCAATGGAGACATTATTACATTGCAAGCCGTCGGAAGTACGGCGAAAGGTATTACAAGTGCATCTACCACAAATCCTGTTGTCGTTACTTCACCAGGCCACGGATACGCAAACGGTGTATCGATAACTATAGAAAAAGTGAAAGGAATGGTTGAAATTAATGTAGGCAATTTAACAACGGCTAACATTACGGCAACCACATATGAGCTATTAGGGGTTGATGGAACGAATTTCCATGATTACGAAGTTGGATCAGAGAGCGGGTTTTCTAGAGATGGCATGGTTGAAGTTAATGACATTAAATACACAGTAGCAAATAAGACAGCCAACACATTTGAATTATCGGGAATAAATAGCTCGGGGTTTACTGTCTATACGACCGGCGGCGTAACCGGTCCATATATTCCCACAAGCGGTGGAATGATTTGGAAGGGTCAACTATTAACATCTAATCATTTAGCATTAACAACTAATCACAATTGTGCGATGTTCATAAAGGGAGAATCAGGATTAGGTCAATCTGTTGATTTGCAAAATTCAACTATTGAAAATAATCATCGTAGAAACCTGTTATGCACTGGTGTGAAAGCCTTTAAAAGTCGAGGATTACAACAATATAATAGTAGAGCTGAATTTCCGGCATATGTTGGTATTGAGTTTGATGGTATCGAAGTAGTTAGTAATGTTGATATTAAAGGCTCTGTAGTGCGAGCTATTTCAGCTCACAGTTTTTTCAAAGCGTTTAAAATCGGTGGTACAAATGCTGATTTGTCAAATTGTAGCGTTGTTAATACAGAGTTTGATGATTACGATCATCCTGGACAGCTTAGATATGAGGGCTGGAAAGATAAGCCGACGTGTATCGTGCATAAAGATACTGCACAAAATATAACAAGCTCGCCAACAGTTCTTTTGTATAATGTTGCTGATAGTGACGAACAATCAATATTTAGTTTTACAGCTTCTACGAGCAGGTTTTCTATCCCTTACCCTGCTCTTTTTAATTTTAAAGGTAAATTTACAGTAACTGCGATGGCTGATGCTAAAACAGTGACTATAACTCTATTTAATTTATCGACTGGCTTGCCTGTTCAGACTATTTTAAAAAGCTCAGATTCTATAGCCGTCCAGACATTTGATTTTGATTTTAATGCGGTTTTAGGTACTACAGGCTTGACGCGAACTTATGAGATTAGATTTAGTAGTGATGATATCGATAGGGCTTTAGATGTCACAGTTGGCGAGGTAGGTTACAACACACTAATTATAACCCGATTGGAAAAACAGGTTTAAAACTCCGTTTCCAGCTGTTTGATGATTTCTTTGATGCACGGGCGATATTTAACGCAATAAAATAGGTAAATAGAGTGATATATGGCTAGACCAACAAAATACGATGAGCAAATTCTTATAGATACGGCTGATTACATAGAGAATCATGCTGATTATGATGATTTAGTTCCGAGTGTTGCGGGGCTCGCTTATTATTTAAAGGTGGGTAAATCCACGATATATGACTGGTCAAAAGAAGAGGATAAAGAAGAGTTTTCGGACATGTTAGCTCAAATTTTAGTCAAACAAGAGAAAATGTTGCTCTCTGGCGGGCTATCTTCAGCTATGAGCGGGACCATTGTTAAGCTGATGTTATCGAAACATGGTTACTCAGATTCTAGCAAGACTGACCACACATCAAGCGATGGAACGATGAGCCCAAAGAAAGATTTTAATGATTTTTATAAGGATAAATAATGAATAAAATATTAAGAGGTGGCAGGGGTTCATGTAAAACGCCTATAGAACAAGCGTTAAGCCATATATATGAATGTACATGGAGTTTAGACGAAAGGATGTTAGCTCTTGAGGATAATATTTCTTCTTATTATAGCGAAGTAGAGGACTTAGATAACAAACAGGCCATGATTAAATGGAAGAAGCTTAAACAGCGGTGTTATGGAATTTACACTCAGAAAGAAATAAATTTAGCGAAAAGGCGAGTTCAGTCTCGCAGGCCGCGAAGTGATTAATTATGGCTAGCATGAATCCTGCCCTCAGGGATTTTTGGGAAACTAAAGCGGATACAAAGATATTAAAGGGCGGGAGAGTAAGCTCTAAAACATGGGATACAGCCTCGTTTGCTATATACCTAGCGTGTAATTACACTGTTAAATTCCTATGCATGCGTCAATTTCAAAATAAAATCAAAGAGTCAGTCTATGCTGTCTTAGTAATTCAAATAGAACGTTCAGGCTTATTAAACGACTTCGAAATACTCAAAACAGAAATTACTCACAAAGAAACAGGCTCATCGTTCCACTTTTACGGCATACATCGAGACATTGCAGAAATCAAGGGTTTTGAAGGTGCCAATATTGGCTGGATTGAAGAAGGCGAAGGATTAACCGACGATCAGTGGAAGGTTATAGAACCAACAATTAGACAGGAAGGCGCTGAATGCTGGATACTATATAACCCAAGGCTAGAATCAGATTTTGTTGAAAAATTTCAGCATGACCCAGATAACGGGATTATTGTTCGTCACATAAATTACGATGAAAACCCGTTCATTTCCGAAACAATGTTAAGAAAAATAGCAAGACTAAAAGATGCGGATTATGACGAATATGAGCACTATTATTTAGGTGTGGCTCGTAAAGATGATGATGATGTCATTATTAAACGCTCATACATTGAGGCGGCAATCGATGCTCACAAGAAATTAGGAATAGAACCGAGCGGTGAAAAACGTTCAGGATTTGATGTTGCTGACAGTGGTAGCGATTTGTGTTCTCACATTTACGCTCATGGAATTGTGGCATTGTGGGGTGAGCATTGGAAAGGTAAAGAGGATGAATTGCTAGAGTCATGTACTAGGGTATGGTCAAAAGCTAGGGGTTTCGGTTCAAGAATAACATATGACTCAATCGGTGTAGGTGCTACTGCGGGCGCAAAGTTCAAAGAGTTGAATGACGAGCTCCAAGGGGCTGATGCTTTACATAAAATCAAGTACAACAAATTTATAGCCGGTGCGAAAGTCGTGAATCCCGATGATTATTATGTGGATACTGATGAGGAACGGATTACTAACAAGGATTTCTTTGAGAACCTAAAAGCACAATCATGGTGGTTAATTGCCGAACGATTCAGGAATACGTATAATGCAGTTATGAAAGGTCAGTCATTCGATGAAAGCGATTTAATCAGCATTTCGTCTGATATGCCTAATTTAGCCAACTTAGTGACCGAGCTATCAACACCAAGGCGTAAGTTTAGTAAAGCGGGTAAAGTTATGGTTGAATCAAAAGAGGATTTGTCGAAGCGTGATATCAAATCACCTAACGACGCAGACGCATTTATAAATACATTTGCGCCCGAGGAAGAATTGCAAATATCAGGCGTATGGTAAGAGGATAAATAACATGTTTGGATTTTCGAAAAAAGAGAAGCAGGATAAATTAATCAACCAAGCTCAACGAGAGCTTAGTGATATATTGTTGCGTCACAATGTCAGGGATAATTTACAGAGCTTTGGCCGTGGAAGTACAGCAAACGAAACGATACACGGAACTCCTGATACGCTTCACAATGTGTTTCAAGATTTTGGATATCCGGTTAACCTTTCATTTTGGGATTACTTCAACATGTACGACCGATTTGGTCCAGCTTTGGCAGTGGTTGAAATACCTGTCAATTTATCATGGTTGCAGGTGCCAATAATTAAAGGTAAAGGTAATTTTGATAGCGAGTTTGAGAAATTAGTTGATAAGGTACATTTTTGGAAGCGTATGAAAGGATGGGATAATTACCAGCGTGTAGGCCGTTATGCTGGCATGTTTCAGCAGATTAGAGATGATAGGGCCACCAGCGAGCCGGTGGATATAGCTTTAAGCGGTAGCTCTGTTGAAAAACTGTTAAATCTTATACCAATTTATGAGGGTCATTTAAAGGTCCATGAAATAAATGAAGATATCACTAGCGAGGATTTTGGTAAACCAATCATGTATCAATACTGTCCTATTGGATTTGACCAAGTAGGTGACGGTTTAGGTAACTCCTATGACATACATCCAAGTCGTATTCAAATCAGTGCTGAGGGTGCTTTTGATGGGACTTTAAACGGTAGGCCGGTATTGAAATCTATCTTCAACGATTTGCAGGACTTACAAAAAATATCAGGCGCTGGAGGTGAGGGGTTTTACCAAAATGCTCGAAACGCACCTATCATAAATATACCCGATAAGAATAAGGCACCAACCGGCGACGCTAAAACCGAGCTCCAAGATGCTTTGGACGATTATGTATCTAAGTTCCAGAAAAAGTTTATCGCTCAAGGGATGGAATTTGTGAATCACAGCATAACCATGGACAGCCCCAAGGAATTTGCTGATAACTCGCGGGGGAATATTGCTGCGGGTTCTGGTACGGCTACAGCGATTATATTTGGTCAACAAATGGGAGTCAGAGCGGCTGATAAAGATTTTGAATTATTATTAACAGTGGTTCAAGGTAGGCGTGAGAGTCATTGCGACGAGATGGTAAAAAATGAAATAGATGCACTTATTAATATCGGCGTATTGCCAAACGAAGAGTATGAGGTTGAGTGGGAAGATATCACAGAGTTAAGTGATGGCGATAAGATAGCGCTTGCAGAGCAAATGATGGGAGTTAATGAGAAGGCTATGAGAGGGCAAATAGAGCCTGTATTTGGTGCTGATGAGGCTAGAGAAATTGCAGGATTTGATAATAAAACCATTGAAAGAGTAGAGGGTGATTTAGACGAATTAAGAGAAGATAATGTCTAAGCAAGACCCTACTAATCAGGCCGGTAATCGTCAACGAGCTAATCGTGATAACAATCGACGGTTGAAGCGTTCGGCTATCCAGGTGTTAGCGTTATTTGACCCTATCCAACCAAAGCGGGTTATTAAAAAGAAGGATTTAGTTTTAAATGCCGAGGGTGACTTTTGGGAATGGGATAACCGCATATCAATCACTCAGCAAGATATACTAGATATTCTTGACGCAAATCTTCAGACAACTCAAAACGAATTACCATTTGATTGGTACTTTTCTCAATACGATGAGTTAGCGTATAGGAGCGGTACATTCCAAGCTAATGCGGAGGTGTCTGCGTTCGTTAGTCAACCCATTGATGATATTGAGCTACTGTTCAAACAAGCGTATCAAGAAGGTTTAGCGGTTATACAGGCTAATGATTATCGACTATTGCAAAACTTATCTCGAACAACATCTATCGAAGTATTCGGCGTTATACAGAACGGTATGGATGCAGGATTAAATCGTACTGAAATTAGAAATGATATCATCCGACGTTTTGAAGTATCGCAATCAAGCTCTGAGCGAATCGTTAGGACCGAAATTAATAAGGCTTATAACGTAGCACGCACTGACCTAAATGATATCTATAATGATGTAGGTATCAATCTAGCGGTAGTGCACATCTCCGCACTGTTAGCAGGTGGAAGAACAAGGCCATCACACGCACGAAGGCACGGGAAAGTATTCTCAACTATCGAGCAAAATAAATGGTGGAATAAAAAGCCTAATCGAATTAACTGCTTTTGTTCAACGAGAGCTGTTGAGTTAGACGATGACGATAATGTGATAAATCAATCCCGCTATGATAAAATATCAGACCAAGGAAAAGAGTTCTTTAAACTAGATAAAGGTGAGTGAAGATGGATAAAATAGAGGGTATAAAATATGTGCTGGTGTAGACCGGAAGTGAGAACACCTAATTGCGGGTCGATAAACTGTTACCCTACTAAAAAAGATAGACCGAAACCGATACCACCACCACCAAAATCGTGCAAGTGTCACGAATGCCGTACAGGTCAGAAATTAAGCGGGTATCAGCCATGTATCAAGTCGCTCCCAAAGCCATCCGGCCCAATAAATAATAAATTCAAAGGGAATGCCGATATAGGGAGTGTAAAAGCTAATTATCTTTATATCGCTTCAATCGCATTATCTATCGGCTGCGGTGTTGGGTGGTATTTATCATGAGCATAGAAAAGGCGTTCATTATTATCAAGTACCCATTGATTGGAGTGCTTTATTTCGCGTGGGGTTATTTATACCACTTAACTATTTAGTCAAAATATCCAAAAATTGCACAATTAACCAATTTTTAGTATAATTGCAGGTAGCACGGTCGGGAGATAGAGCTATTTATATGAAAACATTACTTTTATGCACGCACAGAGTTAGTCCTAATAATATTCGACGTGAATCTCGTGATGGTGTCGAACATATAATCATTCGTTCGTTCACTCTTCCCCCAGATATAGTCATGAATGACGTTGCCTATCTAACAGCAGATAGAGACAAAGCTGTCGAGCTATTCAATCGCACTCCTGTAACAATCGAACATCCAGAAATTAACGGTCAATATGTAACAGCTAGCGACCCACAAACAGACATGGATTTTCGTTTTGGCGCATGGAATGAAAACGCGCACATCACTGATGATGGCAGGCTCGCTTTAGATAAAGTAATTAATGTTCAAAAAGCTCTCTTAGTACCCCAAGGACGAAGATTGCTAGATCGCTTTGACGAAATCGCAGCAAACTCAAACGCTAGAGCATTACATACTAGCATCGGCGTTTACGTAACTATTAAAAATGTTGAGCCCGCTGTTAATAGCAGAGGCCAAAAATTCTCAAAGATAGCCACAGACCTATGGCCCGACCATGACGCAATATTATTAGACAATGTTGGAGCGTCAACACCGGACCAAGGCACGGGTATTTTTCCAAATGTGCAGCGTGATAATGTCAGAGTTATGCACTACAACTGTACATCAAAAGAAATTCAGGGCGAGCGCAAACCAGCGAAACGTAAACCCGAATCTATAAACAAACAAATCGCTGATAACAAAGAGGATGACGCAATGCGTAAAGCCATTGAAGCTAAATTGAAAGCGTTGGGAATTACGGCAAATGCCGAAGCTTCTGACGATGAATTATTGGCGCAATATGAAAAAGAAAGTAATAAAGCACATTTAGCAGCTAACAAGGTTGAACAGCCCAAACAGCTATCAAGTGAAGAATTAACTTCTTTAGTATCCAATGCTGTAAAGGAACAAAACAAACCTTTACATGACAAAATTGGAGCTTTAGAAACTGAATTGAAAGCTAACAAAGATAAGGAAACTGATGATTTGGTTGCTTTAATTGTTAACTCGAAAAAGTATGAAGGTTTAGATTCTGCCGACATTAAATTGTTGCCTGTTGATAAAATCAGAGACTTAGCGGCCAACTGTAAAACGGCTTACGGATTACCTGGAGCTAATTTACAGCTCGTTGATAATGAAAATGACGAATTTAAAGACGTTGATTTAAACGCAGAATTGGAGGCTTAAATAATGGCTAATAAAATATATAGGGGCCCATCAGACCGTCAACCTCTAACTCTTAACGCAATCTTAGCCGGTGCTTATTTACCTGGCTCAGTCATGTTAAAAACCGGAACTATAACGGCGGTTGATGAAGGAAGATTATTCATTCTTGGTAATCGTCAATTTTATGAGCAGGATGATGTTACTGCTTACGCATCAGGTGATACGGGTATTTTATACCGGCTTGAAGTAGAGCAAAACTACCGAGCTATTTTCGCAGCGGCCACATATACGGATGGGCAAGAGTTAACTATTAATTCTTCAGGTCAATTCGCAGCAGCGGCAACAACTAACCGTGTTATAGCATTCTTTGATCAAGCGGGTGCAACATTATCAGCGAATGACTTAGGTGAACTTGTTATCGCTAATTCATACGTTAAAGCGTAGGGGTAGAAATATGAAAATGCAAAAATTTACAAAGGCGCAGAGTGATTATATTTTAAACACTCGTCGTAACTTTAATAAAAATGAACGAAGCTTTGGCTCTGTTGATGAATTGATGGGATGTGCAACTCCAATCACAAAAGACGCTTGGGGTGATTGGGATAAAAACGGTATCGGCGTTGCTAGAGATGTTTTAGCTGTATTTAGCTCTATCGCTTCAAGCAATTCTCGCTCTATTCCATTATCTGTTTTAGTGGCTCATTTCCAACAAATCAGTGACTCAGGTGAAGTTAATACCTCTATTGATGGTCGCAGTAAAGCAAAAGAAGACCAGGCGGTAGTCACTTACGTTGGTACGCCTATTCCAATTTATGACTCTGTAGCCTCTTGGGGTTGGAGACAGATGCTTATGATGAAAGCGGAAGGCGGTAATTTAGAATCGACTACCGTAGCGAATAAGCAACGTAAAATTGCTGAAAAGCTTGAAGATATGACTATTAATGGTGTATCTGGGGTTATTGTTGGAGGTGCTAATCTTTATGGCCTAACCAATCACCCACAAAGAAACACTCGCTCAACTGGCGTAACCTTAAACGGTGCAACGGGCGCTCAATGGGTTGCAGAATTTAAAGCGACTTTACAGTTAAATCATGCGGATAATCACAGAGCACCACAAACTATTTATTTGAATTGGGACGATTGGTTTTATGCTCAAACGACTGATTACTCTACAGCGAAAGGAAACAATACAATTGCTGAGAGAGTTCAGCAAATCCCTGGCATTAAGGAAATTGTACCTGCTAGCAACATCGTAGCTGACACTATAATTGCTCTTGATAAACAGCGTGACACAGTTGAAATGTTAAACGGTATGCCGATGACTCAGCGACCAATCAATCGATTGAACACTGAAGATGATTTCAAGATTAAAGTCATGGCAGCTCAAGCAATCCAACTTAAATACGATTCAACTAATCAAATGGGATTAGCTCACAGTTCTTAGGAGTGATGTATGAGTGATAAAAAAGAAGTTGCCAAAGAAGTAAAGGCGAAAGTTTTAAACGTTGAAATTACCGCTAAAGGTGCTCACGGGAAAGAAGGTGAGCATAAAATTGGTGAGAAATTAAAACTTGAAGGACAATTACCAGGCTATCTAGTCGGTAAGTGTAAAGTTTTAGTGAACGGCAAAGCTTAGATTAGGGCTGAGGCCCTTTTTTTAACAATAGGTTTAATGATGGTAAATCGTGTTACAGACTGTGAAGTTAAGGCAATTAAAGATGTGGACTTTGACACGTTCCCATTTATAACGGCGGCTAATGCAGTTGTGAATACCATCAACACGGTATGTGGCACATCATTAACCGAGGCAGTATTAACACAAGTAGAATTATTTTTATCCGCTCATTTTGTTGGAAGTATGGCTCCCACGGCAGTTTCGGAAACGTTCGAAGGATGGTCAAAAACTTTCATGGTAGGCGGTACAGCTTTAACTGGTGTATTGAGTGATAACTACGGTCAAACTGCTAACATGCTGTCTGGTGGATGCTTGCAGTTATTGGATAAGCAGACGGCTTTTGGCTGTTCAATATGAGTTTTACTCTAAGTCAAAAAATTACATACTGGACAATTGCCAGCGTTGATAAAAATAGCACTATAACATTTAATTCGGCGGTTACCATTTCAGCTCGATATACAAATAAAGATGGCACGGCAATTAACGCAAAAGGCGAAGAACAGAATACCAAATGGGTTATTTACTCAAAGATTGAAATACCAAAGCGTTCGTTAGTTGTTTTAGGTACTGACACGTCCGTATATCCCCCAAATGGAGCTAGAGAGATGATAGATAATAAAGCTATAAGTTCATTCACTAGCATGATAAAGAGCATGGCGTAATGGCTGATGTTACTGGATTAAGCAACGTATTGAATAATCTTAATCGAGAGATTATTAATATTACTAATCATACAAAAGAAGGGTTAGACAGTGCAGCTCAACATATAATGCTTGAAGCAATGAGCAGAGCACCAGATGATACAACAAATTTAAAAGACTCATCATTTCATAACCCGTATACATCAAGTAATGGGTTTGGTGAAACCGTTGGGTTTAGAGAAGAGTATGCTGCGGCAGTTCATGAGATGGATAAGAAAACGGATGGTACAGTGCCAAGAACAAGAGCTGGCTCAGTCGGTCATTTTTGGGACCAAGGCGGTCCAAAGTTTTTAGAGATGGCTATATTTGAAAATATTGGTTTAATCTTTAACATCATTCGACGATTTGCGAGCAGAGGCTGATGTCACTTAACAGCGTATCTGAGGATATAGTTACACTGCTAAACGCTAACAGTAAAGGCGTTGAAGGCACTGATTTATTTTCTTTTCAATGGGGTAGTGATACATCTGGCGAAGAAGTGGACAAACAAATATTAGTGATGGACGGCCAATCTATCGACGTTGAATTAAAAGAAGAATACGAAAACCCAGTGTTTTTAATATACGTTCGAGGCTCAACAAACGAACCAATTAAGACTGTTTATGATAGAGCTAGAGGCATTTATGAATTTATGCTCTCGCAAGCAACGCAAACAATTAACGCCATTGAGTATCTTCAATTTAAGGATATTGGTGGATTAGCCGCGCTAACTAAAGATGGCAATAATCGCTTTACTTACGTGATGAATTTTTTTACATATCGTTGCTCTATCGGGTAACAAAAAGAGGGTAATACTATGAGTTCAGGAATTGGAATGATAGGGCGCGCAGTAACTATGACGGTTGGCGGTTCAGCGCTTGGTGGAGTTGTAACAAAGGGCCAATCATTTACGAATGAAAAAGGCGATACTACAGACGATGCTTCTAGCGGATGGCAAGAATCACTTGCTACGGCGTTATTGAAAAGCTGTGAAATCACTGTTAGCGGCACTCTGAAAAACCTAGAACTTGTTAATACATGGTCGGGTACGGGTAGTCAGATTATGGAAATAATCACCACATATACTGACAACTCAGTTTTAACTTTTGACGGGTTCATGGATTCAATATCTATCACTGGCGAGAGTAACGGATTATTAACTTACGATGCAACATTTAGCTCAAGCGGTGCGGTTGTATGGGCGGCTGGCGTGTAATGGCTATTAATTCTAAAATAGCTCTTGGCTGGAATGGCGAAGATTATAAAATTAAAATGACACAGGAAGTCATCATCCAAGTTGAAGAGTTAGGCATATACGAAGTTAATAGAAGCATTGAGGCCGGTAAAATACCGTCTTTTATGC